ATAATATTTATCCTTTCCGCCTATATTTCTCCATCCTTGCTTCCAAGTTCTTTCTCCTCCTTCATAACAAGGAGCTAGGGTTCCATGATTTTCTAATCTGGTAGCTAAAGATTTTTTTGTTCTGGTTCTTCTCATTTCAGGAGTGGCGTCCTTGTGCCATTTTTTTACTCTAGCCGATATCTTTTCGCAATATTCAGGAGAATGATTTTTACCTAACATTCCCTTCGGATGAACATGAGATTGGTACCATTTTTTTTTACTTATCGCCATCAAATCTTTAGATTTCTTTGAAAGTTTCCTTTTTAAGTTTGTTAATCCTAATTTGCGGGCTTGTCTGCATATGCTATGACGATCTCTTTTCAGTTCTAATACCAAAAATTCAGTTATGCCGTTTCCCTTCTCAAAGTTTGCATAGGCAGCAATAATCTTTTTGTTCTCTTCATTTGAGTAATAATTTTTATCATTAAGAAAATTATGGCGTTTAAGTCTTTCCCATACTGATTGACCACACATTCCGAATTCTTCTGCCACTTGCCAGATATTTCCAAGCCTTTCATAGGATTCCTTCAGTTGTTCGATTGTTGCTTTCATTGATTTGTGGCAAGAGGTGAATCACTACCTTGGGTGATGATGAGTAAAACTTTTGTATAGATGTTTTATAAAATTGATTCTTATTTAAAACCAATATATTTTCTAACAGATTTGAATAAAAATCAAGAGCCTTGAAAATATTAAAATTATCATTAGGTACGATCAATTGATTTATTGCTTGGCGTTTTTTTATAGAACCAAAGGAAGAGGGGATTTTAATTCCAATACCCACATGAAGATCTACAGGAACTAATAAAGGGTCTTTTCCAATCCATTGCGTGCGTATTTGCCAAGTAAGTTGTTCTTTATTTTTTAACGATTCGCCTAATAGCTCTAATGAAATCATATACACCTCACCTTCTAAATACTTAGGGAGGTAATTAATTCCAATTAAATTTTATTTTACTAGTTCTGAGGCTTTAATTTCATACATCGAGCCAATCTCTATACATTGGGCCTTCAGAGGATGAATGGGTTCTCCTTTTAGGTATTTATTCAGGGAAGATCTATGGATTCGGCATCTTTTGGAGAAGTGGATCTTAGAAATCTTAGTTCGATCGAGATATTCTTGAAGAATTTCAGCTGGTGTTTTCATAGAGACATGTTAAGAAATGAAGGAATTAAAGTCTAGCTCGACGTTTTTTACTTGTGTTAAACGTCGAGGTCGACGTATAATGAAGCCATTAACGAACTCAACCAGGAGAAAAAGATGAGCACACTAGAAAATGATAGAATCCGAGAGGCAAGTTATGAAGACTTTTGTGAGCTCTTCGATTGTTCAGATTCTTTTAAATCATTAGTGCAGGAACTTTTTACATCACAAGAGTCATGGGCAGAAAAAGAGTATGGACGAATGGATGAAGATGCACTTGGCCGTATTCATAATGCTCTGTGGGATAATGATGCCGAATTGTTATGCCAAGATAAAAGAACGGCTGTCGAAGCCTATATTATGTTTAAAGATTCAATGAAACAATTGAATGCATAATTATAAAAACCCCGGCTCGCGACCGGGGCAACACAAAGGATAACCATGATGAATGATGATCTGTTCTTAAAGAATAGCTCCTCGAGCTCTTTTTCAAAAGCAAAATTCTCATGGTTGACCATAAAGCATACTCCAATGTAAACAAATAATTTTACGGAGATTATATGATTGGATACAGTCGATTAGATGCGTGGCCAGATGATGAGTGGCCAGAAGATGAAAAACCAGAAGGAGAGTATAATGAGTACGATGACGACAGAACAAATGAATAGTTTATTGGAAAGACTTAAAGCGTTAGTCCACGCAACTGGAGATGAAAATCCCCAGTCGTCTCAAAGCCGTGAAATAGGGAAACTTGTTGAAGCTCTTGCCAAAGCGCAAAACACAATGGAAGAAGCAAAAGAAGACTCAAAAAATCCTTTTTTTAAGTCTAATTATGCAGATTTAACAAGTGTGTGGAGGGCATGTAAAAATTCGCTAAGCACTAATGGATTAGCTATTTCTCAAACTACTGCATTTATGGGTGGACAGCTTTTCTTAGTTACTACATTAGCCCATTCGTCTGGAGAATGGATGAAGGGATACTACCCATTGTATTTATCTAAGCAAGACCCACAAGCTGTAGGGTCTGCGATTACATATGCTAGACGTTATGCTCTGGCTGCAATCGTGGGTGTTTGCAAAGAAGGTGAAGACGATGATGCCGAGAAAGCACAGGATCGCAAAGCTCCTAAAGAGCTAATCACCGATGAGCAGCTAAAGCAGTTGATCAAGACAGTCGGCACAGATTTAGAAGCAAAAGACATCATTCTCAAACGTTTTGGCGCAAAGGCATTCAATGAGATCCCGAAAGAGAATTTTGCCACAATGATGACCTGGTTAGAAACGCGCATGAAGGAGAAGGCAAATGGAAAAACAAGAGTGGCTTAGACAAAGAAAGATTGGATCCAGTGATGCAATTGTGATTATGGGTTGTGCTCCTAGAAACTGGGAGATCAACACGCCGTATAAGCTTTGGCAACAGCGGATCAACCAAACCGAAACCGTAGAAACTGCGCCGATGCAAAAGGGTAAATTCTACGAAGAAGAGGCAACACAGTGGGCAGAAGATCACTTAGGGGTTCTGCTTGAGAGACAAAAGTGCGTATTCCATCCAGAGAATGGATTCATGAGCGCGACTTTAGATGCCGTTTCATTTGATGGTCGTTTGATCGTAGAGGTCAAAACGAGCCAGCAAGTATTTATGCAGATCTCGGCCGGCAAAGTTCCTCCCACGTATTATCCACAGGTTCAGCATCAATTAGAGGTCCAAAGAGCAGACAAATGTTATTTGATAGGTTACGTTCCTGCATCCGATGGTGATGAGCCGATGGGAGCATGCATCGAAGTTAAGCGCGACGATAAGTATATTGCAGATATGATGAAGAAAGAACAGATCTTCTGGGAATGCTTGACCACTTTCACCCCTCCAGAGCTAACAGCCTGGGACTATGAAGAGCGTAGCGATGTTTTATGGGATGAGGCTGCATACGAGTTCCTTATGCTTGAAAAAGAACTTGAGGCATATGAATCGTTAAAGAAGAAGCGCGATGAGTTTAGAGAGCGTTTAATCGAGCTTGCTAACGGTCGTAATAGCCGGGGTAGCGGCGTTAAGCTAACTCAGTCCTTCCCCAAAGGACGGATAAACTACGAGTCTATTCCTGAACTGAAGGTGGTAGATTTAGAAAGATACCGCGAGCCGTCTAGAGAAAGATGGACAATCTCAAAATTTGGTAGCTAAAAATATTTAAAATATTTATTTTACAAATACGGCCTTCTACAAAACCTCTCTTGGTTTCCCCGGGTTAAACGCCTGGGGTTTTTTCTTCCCTGAAGCTTTCCCATCTTGAAAGAACATTTTTCCTTAGAACCTGTAAATAATCTTCAAGATATTTTTCTTTATCCTTTCCTAAAATAAATAAATATGAAGCTAGCTGTCCGCTATAAATATATTGAATTGCATTTAGATAAATCTGAATGTCTTTGCAATTGGTTTCTACAACAATATCTTCTAGAGCATCGTTTACTGCATTGCACATCTGATCAAAGTGATCGATTGCATTGTCCGGTAAGTCCCCAATCTGCAATATATTTTCTCTTTTCATTTTACCTTCCTTGGCCTTCCCCTTTTCTTCTTCATTTCAATAACTTTATTCCCATCGACTGGCTTCCACATTATCAAAGCTTCGAGCCTTTTAATCCTTCGAATTAAGTATATCACTAGAATTAAAATAATGTTTATAGTTAATACTAATGCGCCTTGAATGCAAAGATCGAATAAGCTTAATAAAATATTACCATCCATTGGGAAGTCCTTTTTTTAACACAAAAATGATAGCAGATGGAAAGAAAAATGGGCAGGATTATGGAGAAACCCGCCCAAAAATGGCACCCTTCTAAACGTAAAGGTTATTGATATGCCTAGAAGTCCTGGGTTACCGCTGACAGTTTCAATGCCGCTATCCAGGTTTAAGATCCACGTGCCTGAGGACCTGTAGCTTCAGAGGAACACTCTTTAGCTGACTTCAGCCTATCTGAAAATCTTTTTTTGTGGAAATAAATATTTAGGAGATTTAGGATGGCCCTACAAATAAGAAGAGGGGCCCAAACCAAGTTCCCCTCTAACGACTTATGAACTATATGATTCCCGAAGTATAGCATAACCGCTAAAATCTTCAAGAAAAAAAGTCGTTAGAGAAAAAAATAGGGTCTCTTCTTCTATAACCCATAGGAGAAGCATGTCATATTCATCACACCATCATTCATTCGACATTAAAATAGCCGCCATATATGGCATTGAAAAAGCTCTTTTAATTCATCATTTCCAACATTGGATCAGATTAAATAGATTCAAAGGCAAAAATATTAAAGATGGAACCTGCTGGTCATATCAGACACGAGAATCTATCGCAGCGACTTTCCCCTATTTCACTATAGACTCTGTTCGCCATCATTTAAACGGCCTCGTGGAGTTAGAGATTCTGAAAGTGGGAAATTTTAATAAAAGCAAGTTCGACAAAACCCTTTGGTATGCATTCGAATGCGAAAGAGCATGGGGTGTAGACGACTTCTCGATTAAAGAATTTTATACGAAAGGGGAAAACCCCAAATCGCAGGGAAAAAGCGATTTCTCCTGCGATGTGGGGAAAACCCCACATCGGGTTGATGAAAACCACAGTGGATGTGGGGAAAACCCCAAACCTATACCAGATACTAAAAAGAAGATACTAAAGAAAGATAAGTATATTAGAGAGGGTCTCGCAGCTTTGCCTTCCGCTGACGCTCAGGCCCTCAAAGAAAAATTCCATTCAAAAATTTTAGAGCTAAAGCCAGACATAATGCTAAGAACCACCGAGAAGTGGGCTAGTGAATTCGCAAAGATGCTCAGGATAGACAAGCGAGATCTCAAGACGATCGAGGATGTTATCGATTGCCTTGACCTGAAAGCCTTGACCTATGTGCAATCAGCGAAGAAGTTTAGAGATGAATTCGATAGTCTCGAAATAAAAAACTCATTAAGGCTAAAGAAAAAGCTAATAGAAGGCAATAGAATTTTCTTCTTAAAGCATAAAGAAGAATTGAAAGAAGAATTTAAAAACTTTTCATTTAACGACTCGGAAGTAATTGAGACAAAAACAGGAAAGAGAATTGGATTTAGCCTGAGCTATAGGGAATTTGCTCAAGAACTCGCGAACTTAATCGGAGGGACTATCCATGAATAATCTCACCATCCACTCAAAAAAGGAAAATAAAAAACCTGATTTTTCAAATACTTGGGTAAACCTTGAGTTCTGTAGAAGCATTTTTAAAAATAAAAAGTTAGGCGAAGGATTTAAAATGACCAAATGTGACTCAGGTTCACAAAACTTTGGTTCGATCAAAGATGCGCTCGTTTATCTTACTTGGTCTCCTCCATTTGCAACTCGTTTCTCAACGATGTCGAGGCCAATATCTACCCTTCAAGATCCAAAGGAATTCCAACAGGAATTTAAACAAGCACAAGAAGAATATGAAAAGTATGCCAAAGAGTGTTATGATAAATTGAACGAGAAGCCAGAAAAATGGCGATCTAACCCACCAAAAGAAAAAAGGATGGGCGTCGGGAGGGTAAATTATAAACAGAGGAATGTAGATCCTGTAAGCATTGTTTAAAAGGCTCAACCAAACGCGTAAGATGGGCCTAATTCATCTTTGAGAAGAGGAGTAGGGTGATTCCCTTCCTAAAAAAAGATAAGCGATTATAAAGGATTTAAACGTGGTTTAAGGGCTTTTAGCAAATCAAGAAGCCTTGGAAATAAGTATTTCGTACGCCGGCACCACCGCCTGTCGCATTAATATTGATGGTTTTGGTTCCTCCGCTGACGCTCCATTGTACTCTTGCAGTATCGCCGGCTGTCATGACAGCCTGCACTACAAGATTATAAATTAAGCCTCCTCCAGTATCCGCAACGGTAGAACATCTGTAATTCGGCCCTTGATAAGTATTTGAGGTGGTAACCATATTTAAATTCGATAATGTATGTGCAGCACCCACAGCATTAAATCCTACTGCGCAGCACAGAAAATAAGTGCCATTAACTGGTGCAGTAAATATTCCAGTCGCATTGTTATAATTCGATGATTGGTCATTTATTTCTGTATCGAAAACTATTGTTACAACAGTTCCATCTCCAGTAGCATTTAACTGGTTAGCACTTTTATAAGCCGAAAAACAGGGTTGGAGTGGCATTGTCCTACGTCCAGTAGTATCCATTCTCCAAGTATCATTGGTGCCTAATGCTGTTCCTTGAGAAATTGTCAGGTTATCAGAAACGCTATTATCAATTCCCATCTCCCAGTTCGTTACACCAGAAACATTCCAATTTATTGTAGGATCAGAGGCTGTGGCCCCTCCAACAACAATTGTCTCTCTAGCGGCAGAAGAAGCTGTATTGCTTGGGTTTGTAACTGTTAAAGTATTAGTTACCCCTGAAATAGAAGCTCCAACCGTATTAGTAATTGCATTGTTTGATGATACCATAATTATCCTAGACTGATATTAAGTTTCCTGTTTCTGCTATGACTTTCCAAGTAGTATTTGCTGTTATACATAATAAATAAGTGGTGGCTGTAGATTCGGAACTCGATAAGGTTCCTAATACGCCTACTGAAGTTGTACTGGATCCATTAATAATGCTTTGGCCAGCATTTTGTTGGACTTGCCATCCTCCCGCTCCTTTTCCTACAATCCAAAGGACGCTTCCGAAAGCTGCAAGAAGGGGAAGGGTTAATCCTACTTGACCGCCATTATTGGCTACATATCCTTGGTTTACAAGCATAGGAGTAGGTCCAACAACAACTATTTCATTCCAGGAAAGCCCTCCCCCGGTTGAATTTATAGTTATAGTAGATCCAGCACCAGAAGTAGTTGTACTTCCAGCACCAAGAATATTTAAATTATTTGCAGCGGGAGTGGCAGATCCTGCGTCGGCAGTAAATGTCGTAGGAATAGTAACGCCAGCTGTGATAGTAACAGTTGATCCTGCACCGGAAGTTGTAATACCAGCCGCACCAAGAATATTTAAGTTATTAGCTGACGGGGTTGCAGATCCAGCATTTTCAGTAAATGTAGTAGGAATCGTTGCACCAGCAGTTATTGTCACAGTGCTTCCCGCTCCAGAAGTAGTTATTCCTCCGGTCCCAGTAATCGTTAAAGCTCCTGCCGCTGGAATTGCTATGCCTGCCATTGTAGGGAAGGAAGAAGCGATCGCCCCGCCGAGGTTTATAGCCAACGTATTTGTGCCGCCGTTCCCTGCAACAGTAACATTCGTTCCACCTAAAAGGTTAATATTATTAGCACCATCTGGGCCTACGGAACCACCACTGTCTCCAGTAACTGTAAGAATCCCCGTACCACCACCGGCGCCCATCTGAACCCAAGTTCCAGAATCCACTGTACGATCGACCATTATCCAGGCCCTATCGGCAAGATCATTGATCCAAATATCGAAAATCTGAAATTGACGAAAATCTCCCAAAACTCCAGACACAGGATCGCGTAGAGGATCAAGCCATTTCCTAACAGGGAAAGAATTTGTCGCAGGATAAGTAAGAGTGCTTCGATCAATAAATGGCATTATATTTTATCTCTTTGAGAACGATTTTTATAGTCTGGCTGTGAAAAAACAAGATTTGCAAAGGCGTCTTTATTAGTAGGAACTGCGTCCATTCTTTCTGCCAATTTGGGTTCCCATTCAGACTTAAGTCTTTCAAAGCATCTTTCATATTTATGCATTAAAATATATTCCAACCTACGACACATATCCTGATGGAATATTTCCTCAGGTATATCATTCATAATTACTTTCTTTTGAACTTCATTAAGTTCAAATAATTTTCCATCGTTAACACTTATTTTCATTTTCTTACCTTTGATTAAACTTCTAAAGATCCACTAATCCATGTTCTTATAGCACTACTAATCAATCCACTAACATCATCTACTTTACCCCCAGTATCTGTCGCCGTTATTGTTACTGTGGCAGTGTCTGCTGCGTCCATATCCATTAAAGCACAAATTAAATTACTACAATTTGTTGTAAGAGCTGTGGAAGGTGCATTATTAGATTTAGTTATAGTATTATTCCCAGTCACTATAGAGGCGGTGCCCGATGTATAAGCAGTAGCCCCTGTTAAATTGATCCCATATTCAAATCTATATCTTCCAGTAACAGGTGCAGTGAACGTGCTTGTTCCTAAATTAAAGTCTGCATTTTGATCAAATACTTCAGTATCAAAAATAATTGTATAGGTAGTTCCATCTCCTGTTACATTAAGAACAGAAGTATTCATATAGGCAAAAAAAGCCGATTGTAGAGGATAAGTAATTTCCCCCGTATCCAAGGCGCTCATCACTGTACCAGTTGCTGAGGCAAGAGTAAAATCGGCCGTCCCATATTTGAGTGCCAATGAAGATGTTGTGTTAGTGGTCCCAAGAGTTACCACTTTAGCTCCCGCGCCTGTAGCAATATTATAAGTAGCTGCCGTTGCATCAGACCCTATACTTACTGTCCCTGTGCCACTATTCATAGTGATGGCACCGTTGGTCGCAGTTAAACTTAATGTTCCGGACCCGGATTGTATGGTAGTTGCAGAAGTTGAGTTTGTAGAACCTAAAGTTGTAGTTTTAACAGCTCCACCAGTCGCAATGTTTACAGTAGTAGCTGCTGCATCAGTGCTTATGCTCATTGCCCCAGTCCCAGAATTATGAGTTTGGGCTCCATTTGTAGAAGTGATGTTTAGAGCTCCAGACCCAGATTGGATGGTTGTAGCTGAAGTTGAGTTAGTTGATCCAACTGTAGTTGTGTGGGCATTTGCGGAAGCCCCAAAACTAGCTCCCCCCGTTCCACAATCAATTGTAGTGACAGATGTTGTATTGGTAGATCCAATAGCAACGGTTTTAACCCCTCCACCTTGAGCGATTGCAACAGTTGTTGCGGCTGCGTCTCCACTAATTGTCAGAGCCCCAGTACCAGAGTTAATTGTTAGGGCCCCATTCGTAGCGGTTACATTCAATGCTCCAGATCCCGATTGGACAGTCGTAGTCGAAGTGGTATTGGTCGAACCTAAAAATGTTGATTTAACACCAGCTCCTGTTCCTATATTTAATGTAGTAGCCGTAGCGTCTGTGCTTATTGATATAGTTCCAGTTCCTGTAGTAAGACCAAACGTCCCATTAGTCGACGTTGCTAAAGTTATACCTCCTGAGCCGGACTGAATTCCTGTGGTGGCAGTAGTAGTAGTTGATCCAACTGTAGTAGTATGAGCTGTAGCATTTGTGCCTAAATTACATGCGCCCGTGCCAGCTGAAACTACGGTGATGGTTCCATTTGCATTAGTTGCTTCTATTGTATTAAGATCGATTCTAATATTATCGATTTGAGCAGAATAATTAGCTGTACCAAAAGTAGGATGTGTAACATAAAGTCCATACCCCGTTGTAACAGTCCCGGCTCCAGCCTGAGTACCGCTAGCAATATAAAGACCATACCCTGTGGTAATCGTCACGCCACCAGGAGGAGTGAAGGTAGGATACAATCCAATAGAGGCGCAGTTTACAACGTTTGCTGAAGGACGAAAGTCAGCATCTATGAACAACCCATCTGCGTCAGCGCCAGTTGAAATGTTCGATCCTGTAATCCATGCACCAATTCGGTTGGTAGCATTGACATAGAGTGCGGAAGTAACGGCTGCTGCACCAACGCCAACAGTACTGAATTGGCCCGTATTTTGGACTACGTTGCCGATCGCTGGAGGAGATCCTAATTTTACATATGACATATCTAATTAACTTTAGTTTTCTTTTGTTTCTTTCTCTAGTTTTTTCAATTCAAATGCTTGTTTTATTTTAATTCTTCTATATTCTCGAACTTCAGAAGATTCGTTTAACCGATTATTTCTAACTTTTTCTCCAAATCCTACAGGTTTTTTCTTGCCTTTCCTTTGTAGACTAAAAATTTTTTTTGTTTCTTCAGAATGTTTCTGTCCTTTCCTGGAATCGGATTTTATTTTAAATAATTCCTCGGGTGTATATTTTTCTCTTTTTCTTATCCACGCTTTTTTTAAAATTTCAGAAAAATTTTTTAAATCTTTTGGCCCGTGTGTATAAGTTTTAAAATATTCCAACTGCTCCGAAGTGTATTCTCTATTTTTTGCATTGTATATATTTTTCCAAACATTATATTGGGCATTCCATAATTCAAAATAATATTGTTCCCGTTCTTTCAACTTTTCTTTTTCACAATATTCGACTATTCCAAATAAAAAAGAATTAACTCCATATTTTTCGCAATCTTTCTTCATCCTAATATTTTCATTTAGGCCATTTTTTAAAACATATTTATGCCTTCCTATTCTTTTATAAACATCAGTTGAAGACCCAATATATATTTTACCTGTAACCATATTTTGTATTCTGTAAACCCCTGATTCCTTTCTATATATTCCTGTTCTTTTACCCATAGACTCTCCTTACTGCGGATTATCTATATTTAGAACATTTGATACAACCATCAAAATACCTGGTAAGTTACCCCATCGAAAAGTAGTTCAATAGCCTGATAAGCCGAGTTAATAACATATGTAGTAGCCCCATCAATTAGAACTGCACCCCCAACCGTGGTCACAGTGATATTATTTGCAAGTGATGAGCCTGTGCGATCTTTAACTGCAAATACCCTTCCTGATGCAGGAGCATTAGGTAGCTGAACAGTAATTATCCCTCCAGAACAATCAACGCCCAAATATTGGTCGCCAGGAAGGGCTATATACGGGGTGGTATTGACATTGGTATATGTGAATCCCGAGCCGCCGGTATTGGTTATAGTAATCGTTCCAGGCCCGACGGCAATCCCTATCCCCGCTCCAGCCGTAAGAGTGTTCAAAACAGGAGTCAGTCCAGTGGAACCAATAAGAACCTGGCCATTAGTAGGAGCTGCCGTCCAGGATATAGCCGATGTAGAACCAGCACCTATGGGAAGACCAAAAGCAGTTTGAGTTCCTAATTTAGCAGCAAGCGAAGCAGGAGTGACCGCATCTATTATGCTTGTCCCAGCTATAGCTTCCGCATTCGAGGCCAGTGCAGTAACGCCAATTTGGGTGTCAGTAGCCTGAATACCAAGAATATTAATTGTATTTGTACCAGGATTGCCAATGGTGGTAATCCCCATAGTGGTATTGGCAACGAGATTGAAATTGAATCCTGCATCCGGAGGGACTGGCCCTCCCACATTGCCCGTAATGAACTCAATTGGGGATCCGCCAGCGCTTCCGGAGGTTCTAGAAGGCCCCCCCTGTGACATTAGACGCCGCCTTGTCCGTAAACTACTTCAATCCAAAGATTACCCGAAGCCGGGGCTCCAGCCGAAGTCTGCTTGACGTAGAATATCGTTCCTTCTTTTAGGAACAGGCCGTCATCATGGATCTTGTTCGTAGAAAAGTCGAAAAGGACAAATCCCCCACCAGCAATACGCAAGTGGTCCACAACCCCGTCAATAGAAATATACACGTCCGTGCTTAAAGTGCTTACGATGTGTATAATTCTTGAATGATCAGTCGTTGCCGCTCCAACAGCCGTGTAGGAGCCTGTTACGCTTCCAAACGCGACCTCTCGCACTGGCTCAAATGCTACTCTTGTTCCGTATGCCATGTTTTCCTTATCCTATGAGGTATCCGCAGAAATATGTTGTTCTTGTAGCGCCGCCCAAAATATCATCGGTAGCAGCCGCTTCACCCGTCACTGCGATTGTTACTGTGGCTGTGTTAGTTGCAGTCATATTTGCATATGCAGTAATGTCAATTGTTTCATCTTGCGCACCCGCTGCTTTAGTAAACGTTTTTGTGTAAGTCGCAAGAGTTGTAACGATAGAAATTACGAATGTCGTAGCAATCGTAGCTCCCGTAATAGCCACTTGAGCATGAAGGTTATAAAGACCAGTAACGTTAGCAGTAAATGTACCGTTAGTGTTCATCCCTCCGTCTCTATCATATGCTTCCGTAAGAGCATCAGTACCAAGAGTATACGATGTCCCATCCCCAGTCTTGTTAACCGCTGTAGCAGCCAACGAAGCGAAGAATGCAGGGCCTGTAGTTTTAAGAACGTTTCCAACTAATGTAAGGTTGCCGCTTCCTGAATTGATCGTTGTAGCTGATGTGGTGTTGGTAGAACCGATCGTAACTGCGTTAGCCCCAGCACCTGTTGCAATTGCAACCGTTTTACCGCCGGTAGAGTTGGCTACGTTAATTATTTGAGCTCCAGTACCGCCAAAAACAGTTGCTGTACCTGTATTCGCTCCAGTACCACCGATATTCATCGTAGCAGATGTAATGCTCGGAGCAATCGTTACTGTTCCTGTCGCAGCACCATCTATGGACAAGTTACCTGTTCCGTAAGCTACTGTTGTGGCAGACGTTGTGTTAGTCGAACCAAGAGTCACAGTTTTAGCCGCTGCACCAGTACCGATTAAGAGTGTTGTTGCCGCAGCATCATTACTGATGCTCATGGCGCCGGTTCCCGAGATAATCGTTAACGCACCACCGGTAGCAGTGATATTTAAGGCTCCTGTGCCTGATTGGACTGTAGTAGGAGATGTAGTATTGGTTGATCCAAGCGTGACGGTTTTGACGCCCGCTCCAGTACCAACGTTCACAGTAGTTGCTGCTGCGTCGGCAGATATGCCTATCGTTCCTGTTCCGCTGGCTACAGTTATCGCACCGTTAGCAGAAGTTACCGTGATAACGCCCGATCCTGACTGTATAGCCGTAGTAGAAGTAGTGTTTGTAGAGCCGAGGGTTACAGTCTTTACACCAGCTCCAGTTCCTAGGTTAACAGTTGTTGCCGCAGCATCCGCTGATACCCCGATTGTGCCTGTACCGCTGGCGATAGTAATTGCGCCATTAGTAGATGTAAGAGTTAAAACACCAGAGCCCGATTGGATTGCAGTTGTAGACGTTGTGTTTGTAGATCCAAGCGTCACAGTTTTGACACCGGCGCCAGTTGCCAAGTTGACCGTAGTGGCTGTAGCATCAGTGCTTATGCCGATTGTTCCTGTTCCTGAATTAATCGTGATTGCACCGTTACCAGCTGTGAATACTAGGCCTCCAGATCCAGATTGAATGGTAGTAATAGAGGTTGTGTTAGTAGAGCCCAGAGTAAGAGTTTTAACGCCGGCTCCTGTCGCCACGTTAACCGTAGTTGCTGCTGCATCAGCCGATATTCCTAGAGTCCCTGTGCCAGATGCTAAAGTAAGTGCTGCGTTTGTGGCAGTAATTGTAATACCACCAGAACCAGAAGTAATGCCAACTGAAGTAGCACCGGTAGCGTTACCAAAGGTGTTAATGCTAGCCCCGGTTGTCGCTAGGGTTGTTGCTCCGGCCGAAGTAAGAGTAGTACCAGCGGTTAGTCCCGTTGTGGAAGCCAAAGAACCAGGCGCAGTTACAGCCGCTGGAAGTGTAAAGGTAAGAGTTCCAACGCCAGCTGTTACAGCGATTTGAGCGGCAGTTCCTAGCAACTGAATGTTGTTTGCGACTGGGCTAACTACAGTGGAGGCCGTGTCTGTTAAAGTATTAAGAGGGCCGCCGGATCCTGCACCCACAAGCGTCCAAGTTGCGACACCACCAGCAACAGCTGCTAGCTGATAAATCGCATTCGAGCTCTCATCAACCCAAGTTTGTCCGAGTGCAAAGCCAACATCACCTGTAGATGGAGGTCTCTGAGCGGTAATAGCTCTTTCTTGGAAGTTGGTGAAGTTTGGTTGTGGTGATCCCGAAAGTGATTGGGCTTGTGATCTTCTTACTGGCATTTGTCCTCTAAGGGTTGTAAAGTATTTTCTTTAACATATGTTACTTTGGACACAATGACAAGTAATTCTTTCACATATCGATAAATAGACGTTTATAGTACAATGTAAACATATGACGAACGAAAAACGCTACCTAACGATGACTCAGTTTTGCGAATATTATCCGTGGCCTACATATGCGGGAATGAGATGTAGATTTAGAGAGAGGAACATTAATGGTTATGCCGAGGCGTTCTTAAGAGATGGCAAGAGAATAGTGATCGACGTCAATAGATTCTGGGAAATACTCAGAGAAAAACAAAATAAAAAGGAGGAATAGGAATGAATATTGAAATGACTGTTACTGTGATTAGCACTTCTGTAACTGTAGTATCCGTTATTTATGGTTTAGTAAGAAATATTCGAAAAGATATAAAAACTGATTTTGAAAAATTAGACAATAGAATTACCCAATTAGATAACAGAATGTTTAACCTAGCAATGGGTAAAACATTTAAAGAGATTTTGTTAGAAGAAAAATTAAAAGAAGAAGAAATTAAAGTATAATAAATTTAAAATATAAAAAATGGAGAATAAAATGACAATCCACCCCTTAATTAGTATTCCTATTGCATTCGGAGGAGCAATATTCTTCATAGGATTTTTCTGCATTCTTGATCAATTTCTAAATCGAAAAGAAAGGAAAATCAAAAAATTGGAAAAATTAATCCAAGAAGAAGCACTTAAAGGCAATAAATTTGCTTTCTCCTTTATGCTTAGAGATCGAAGCGTTACATTTTCTCGAATTCCAATTATCGAGGAAGCTATGAAAGGTAATGAATATGCCTTAGAAATATTAGGAATAAAAAATGAGGAGAAAAAATAATGCCGAAAATATGTATAGTTTTATTCAGTATTGTTGGCCTTGGTATTTTAGCAGGTCCGCTGTACGCATATTATATAGAATCCAATCGTAAAGATAAAATAAATTTAGTGCGCAGGGAAGCCTTAGCAGGAAATAAAAATGCTTTAATCATGGTTAGATGTCCTTACAACTTTAAAGACGAAGATCTTAAGTTAATTCAAGAAGGATTAAACGGGAATAAAAACGCACTGATAATTATGGGATACGAACTTTTGATGAAGTTGGAGGAAAGATAATGCCCCAGGCATTTAATTGTGTAACATTTTGGGTCGTTCTCGCATGGGGAATATCTATAAATGTAGCAGTGTATTTTATGGCTAGGAGTTTCAGTAAAGAGCTTAGAGAGTATAGAAAAACTCGTGATAGAGAAACGCTTATAAAAATAGATAAAATAATGAAAATGGTAGAGGAGAAAAAATGATCGCGATTTTGATGGCAATTGGATGCTATTTATTAATCTGTACTTACGATTGAATCGAATAAATCGGGGTCTTTTTTCTCGATTTCTTTTTCCATTCCCTTGATATTTTTAATAAATCCAGCTTTATTTTCGTTAATCGCATCTTTCATTAAATTTCCATAATATTGTCTTAGAGTAGGATTTTTAAACATTCGCGCTAGAAGTTCTCCTGTTTTCAAAGCGCCTAAAGCTGGAAGTGTGCCTTTTAATATCGCAGGTTTAAAAATAGCTTCCAATAAAAAAAGTGAGCCATGTCCTAACTTGCCATAAGGAATGGCCCTTTTTATCCAATTCCCCACTTTTTTGCTTTGTTGAAAACCAGAATATGCTTCATTGGCAGCTTTATAATGTTTATAAAATTGAGGATTTTCTTTCCCATAATTCTCAATTGTCTCATCTAAATTCTTAGCAATTTCATTAATTTTAGTTCGAGCATATTTTTGCCCCCCCTTTCCTTTAACTTCTTCGAATAATCCAGAGCGTAATTCGTTTATTTTTTTCTTAGCGACAATCGCATCTTCCACTCTCATTTCGCCATCTCGAATAGTTTTCTGTAAATCTTTTAAAGGCTTTTGAACAAATCTTTGAGAAGGCGTTTCAATCCCCCCTTTTCGTAGCTCTGAGCCTAATTTGTCTAGCTGACGATCTAATTTAAATGCCTCTAATTTCGCCCCTTTTGGCACAGCTTTGTCGGCTAATTCGTATTGATTATTCCAGTATTTCTTTACACTTCCCCTTCCAGCCAGACCGGAAAGAAAAAATGCCCCTAATTTAGCAACAGTTTGCCATTTTTCTGAAAGTCCCAATTGTTTAGCGCCCTCTCCAGCTACGTTACCGGCTATGGCAGTTCCTATTGAACGAATAAAAGGAATTTTCCCTTTAACAGGTATTGCTAAAACTGTTGCGTCGGCTACAATATCATCTATTAAAGATTCATTTTTGGATTGCGGAGTTACAATATCTCCAAATATTTTCTGTGAAAATTCTTTTAATTCTTGCGATCCCGGCAATCCTTTAGGTCTTTCTTCAGAAATTAATGGTTTTAATCCGATTTTTTCTCTGATTTTTCCTGCACTCTTTTCAAGCGCCTTGGCTCCTACATCTACGCTTTGAAGAATATCCGAAGGAAGACCCACGGCCGCTTCCACTATTCGAGATCCGGTTCTAGCTGCATGTCGGCCTACTTCGGATAAAATAGATTTATTTTCACCCTTTTTTTCTAAAATAAAGCCCGGAGGTAAAGAAGGCATTTCAGAAGACTGATTTTGTATTTCAAATCCTGGTGGTAATGGAGGAATTATTGTATTGTTTGCCATTTTCCATCTTTTAATTGTAATTTTTCGCCGGTTTGAGGATTAATCGCAATCTTTGATTCCGGGGGTTCGCTTCTTTCAATAATATCTTTTCCAATTTCATCAAATTGAGCAACTAAATCACCTATTTCTTCTTCAGACATTTGCTCAGCGAGACCTTCAGCGATATCTGCGTCGATTTTTCGAACCCCCCCAGCTTTATCATATACCCTTTTAAGATTCTTGTAATAAGCAGAGTTTATTCGATTTACAATTTCCATTTGTTTAGAAATTTCGTTTCTTCCTTCTTCTGTATTTAAAAGAGTAGGAAATCTCATCATATATTGTTGCAAATCGAAATTAGTAACTCTTGATCCAAATGTATCTTTTGCTCCCGCCGAAAATTCATTTAAGGTCTTTATATATCTTTGCGCTTCCGTTGATGCTGCAAAAGGAACTCTTAAATTGCCTTCTTTATCTACGTTTAATCGGCCTAAATCTTTAGGCAATTTCCCGGATTTATTTAAATTATTTAAGATATCTAAACGTTCTTTGTCTCGGTCAAGTCCACGTATTTTTTCGGTGGTTTTTTGATATACTGGTAAACCGGTTTTATATCTTTCTGATTGCCGGCGAAATTTTTCAGAAGGGGTAAGTCCTTTATCCATTTCTTTTACTATATCTTCAATAGGGGTTTTATCAGAAATTTCAAATTCTTCTTGTGGTTTCTGACCTCTTTTTCTTTCTTCCAAGAATTCTTTTACAATGGCCGTTTCTCCCCCTCTAGGCACTTCGGCGCTTAATTCAGCTAAGTCTTGAGGATACCCCAGATCCAAAAACTTCTGAACTCTGTTTCTATTTTGCTTTTGAGTGTGAAATTGCTCTAATGATTGTTGCAGTCCTTGTGCAATTCCTTGACCGACTCCGCCACCTAGCGCTAACCCTAATTGACCAGAAGCTCTTGGAACTCCGGATAATTCTTGAATTGAAGGCATTTTAGCCACCTCCCAGAAGTAGTTGTAAAATTTTCTGAAGGAACGAACCTCCGACTGCACCTCCCAAAGATCCTAGTCCTTGGCCCAGGCCGCCTGAAAGACCTAAAAGGGCTTGCTGACCAAACCCCATTTGTTTAGGAGCGAAAGCTTGAGTGCTCATATTTAAATAATTTTGGGTGTTGCTTATGGGCTGCTGGGCGTAACCAAGAGCCCTTTCAGAAGCTTGACCTTGAAGACCGCCACGTAATGCTCCCAATCTTTCAGTTAGAGCCGCGCCTTCTTGGCCTAAGGCTTGTTGGAATGCACTAGAAGATTGAGCCCCTGAACCTAGACCGCTAAATCGTTCTGCGACGGAGGGAATAATTTGCTCGTTAAATTGTCTCATGAGAGGGGCTTCGAATTTGCTTGTATCTCCCGAGAGAATGTCTTGATTGAACTGCGAACCCAATTGGTATCCACGATTCTGAGTGATATCACCAGCCGCTCCTCCTTGTTGACCTAGAGAAGATAAAATCTGTTGCAATATTTGAGACTGCTGAGGATTCAAAGTTGAGAAAACATTATAGCCTTTGGGCATAGAGAGCTCCTTTTTCACGATAGTATCAAATATTTATTTTACAACATAGCTAGTTTTTGAGGTACGCCAATACAATTATGCCTGACGAAACGTTTGGGGCTGTAGCTCCATTAGTTACGACAATATTGGTTGCGTTTACTAGTATTTGGATTTGGTCCGTAATTAGCGTTGCAGATGCAAAAGGGATAGGTCTATTGTCAGGAACTACAGTTAATGCCGTCCCATATATTTGAGTGAATGTGGTTGTTGTGTTAACGCCTGTAATTCCATGGGCAATGAGAGTGGTAGCGCCAGCGGCCGTAGCCGTTAATTCAAAGACCTTCCTATACGTCTTCCGCTTTACCTGTGGATTACCAGATGTGAACCAATTTTCTCCAGTAAGAAATTCAACCTGATCGAAAACGCCGACCTCTCGTGTATTCACAGCATTTGCTAAATCCCGATATAGTTCGAGGAATTTTACGCGAAATTCAGGGAACTCATCTGGAAAGAAGGTGCTTGTGGCTATGAAAGGGCCAAGAGAATTGACCGGATTAAACGTCATAAGAAATCCTTCCAGCAGAGGAAACGTAGTAAATCAGAGCGTGGATTCGAATATTCGACGTGGTAATATCCAAGTCTCTCATTTGAGCGTCATTTAAAATGAACTCGTTTTGGAAGAAGGACCCAAATGTATTCGTATAAATCCTATGCCAAATTCTTGCCTGATTAGAAGAGTATGAAGGGCTAGGCTCTGGAGAGCTTAAAACAATTGATGTTTCTAAAGGAATCGAATCCTGGCTATTAGTATAAAACTGGCAATCAAACTGACCATCAGTAGTTCTATCTACAAGAATATCTATATAATTTAATCTAACGCTGTCCCCTTTTTCATAAAATGGGTTAAATTCTTTGGTCAGAATTGATATATTCGGCACATGGGTGATTAATCCCCCGCCGGTATACGCTGTAGCAAACGTTCCTGTATCTAAAATAAATGTAGACGCTGTAGCTTGAGTAACCTTATAAATAACGTTGTTTATTCCTGTAGTTCCTTGAACCCCAGTTATAAGAACATAATCGTTGTTCATAAAATTATGGTCAGGCGCAGTAATTAATCTTGTTGCAGGATTAATGTCAGAAATTGGGATGCTAGGGGCGTTTTGTCCGAGGTTCTGTAATTGGGAAAAGACGAATACAAACCCTCTTTGATTACCTGCAATAATATCGGGGTATCTAGCCTGCAAGACACCTGAATTCCAAGAAAAGTTCGAAGACTCCCAAGTCCTGTTAAGTTGTGCCCAAGTAATATCTGAAAACCGCTGCCAGAACCCAAAGCATGTAAAGCAATCGTCAAATTCCGCCCAAGAACCATCTAAATAATTATAGACCAATACCTGGTTAGGATAGGTTAAGTCATAGGTAGTCGCCTGTTTATCTTCATCGCTTAATATTGGATAGGTCCAATAAACCAACTGAGCATTATAGTCTCTTATTCCGTAAATTCTCTTGACACCATTATTTTTATTCTGTATTTGGAAAACTTCGTCGGGTATTTTCTGATCTATCCTTAAAACGTTTACAGAATCACAGGTAATTATCCCGTAATTTCCGACAGCATAGACGCCTCTATCGAAGGGAACTTTACTAAATGTAGACTCACATCCTAATTCAGTATTAATTTTCTGCCAAACAAATGGCAACGTTTCGTTAGCTGTATAAACTAATTGCCAAGTAGATTTCTCAAAATAAACAATCAAAGTATCTTTAATAAACTCGGCAGAAACTATAACTTCGGCAGTAGGAGCGTCGATGAATCCTCCCTTACCGACTACATCACTTCTCCAAGCATCCGCCTGCGCTGATTGCCCGTCCGGGAAGGCTGAATAAAAAGGCGTACCGTTTTGAGACCACCTAGCTCTTTGAGGAAATCTCGCCGTCCCTGCTAAATTAACTCCTTCTAAGGTATTTAATACTACAAGCCTGTCTTTATAGGGCAGAATAATTAGGGCGCCATTTAAGAACTCCGTAGCCGTGATCGGTGGATTAAAGTTTCTCCATCCCGATGTAGGAGCGGCACCAGTAATACTTCCATACCATCTTATTCCATCACCTTCTGCAATTGGACTTGCAGTCTGAGCTGCATGGAAACCGGCTATATTATTGGTTGCCCAATAGGCGCTTCTGTAATTTGTTGTCCAAAAAAAATCTGAATTTGTGCCAGTCCAAACAAATATATTGGCTGGATTGTTGGCGAATATGTTTTGGAAAATAAAGGCGTTAATGCCCTGATCAAATAGATAGGAGAACCGAGTATCATAAGCCATTAACAGTTCGTCATTAATAGCCACCTGTTCAAGAACAGTAAGCCCCATTACTGGAAGACTTGGGAAGTAAACAACAGTAGCACCAATAGCATTTGTAGTTAAAATCCCCGTTGCACGATCTAGAGTACCTGTTGTAACTCCCGTAGTTAACAGAACTACAGGACTCACCCCTCCGGGATCGGTAAGAGTGTCGCCATTAATAAGGAAAGAAACTATTCCAGCTGGGATTCCCCCGGGTGCCGCTGCGTCTGGAAGGGTAATTGCTCCTGCGCCATTTGTCACTCCTAGCGTACCCTTTAGCCTTCCATCATTGCCCACCAGAGTAGTGCAAGAACGTCTTTCTATTCGTCCACGGAAAAGATAGGCATTTTCAAGTATGGGAAAGGCATCGTTATTTAAAAGAAATGGGGTAATGTCTCTTCTTGCGCCGTCTCTTAAGTCAACAACTGCAAAGGTTGCATTCATTAATTTCCTATCGCCATATAAAAAACAGTATTTACAGCAGAGCACTTAATTAAAACATTGGTTAGCGTAATAGCGCTAAATGTAGCTGTTCTAGTAACAGTCGTGTCAAAAATGCCAAGAGTTATAGAGAATACGTTATTAGGGAAGGCCGTAGCAAACGTAGCTGTATTCCCGGCGACAGCTCCGACAACGCTTCCCCAATTCATTATTATGCCACCAGGAAGGAAGGTACTACCAGTTCCGGCGATTACAGGATTGGCTCCAGTTAACTGGACCTCGGTTGCCACTCCATCTCTTTGCATGAAAAGATTGGAAGATCCCCCCGCAAGCTTTTGGTAGACGACCGCTTCGGCAGCTATAGAACCAGGGGCAGCAACTCTTAAATAGTCAACCTTTCTATGCTTCCCTCGACTGGCAACGGACGCATTATCAAAAGTCACGTGATTGATGTCGAAAATCAGATCGGCTTGAGAAAAGTTAGTCTGTATTTGGGCCTGTGATTGTGATAAAATATCATTTGGGCCTGGAATCGCGGCATTAAATGTCATCTGTAAACTCTTTTTTTGTACTTTTCTTTTTTATACCATGAGGTAAGATAGATGTGAAGAACGAGTTAAATTTATTTATTGACTCCAACCAAAAAACTTGAACACAAGGAAAATCATGAAATCATTAATCAGAAATCTTCTTATTTTGACATGCGCATGCACTTTAGGGATTGCCGCCCAAGGCGAAGCTAAGAGCAAACATAAAGACAAAGAGCATAAGGTAAAATCAGAGCGTCACGAGAAAAAATCTCATAAACATGACAAAAAACACCGAAAAGACAAAGAAATCGTCCCCGAAGTGAAGAAAGAAGAGCCTAAAGCGCTTCCTCCTATTGTAATTGAGCAACCAGTTATTGAATTACCGGCTGTGGTAGGCGAAAGAGCCATCCAGTAGTAAAAGGCTGGCGTAGCTCAATTGGCAGAGCGCCCGACTTGTAATCGGACGGTTGAGGGTTCAATTCCTTTCGCCAGCAATTAAATATTGCCAAACATGTTTCCGAAAGCGAAGTTCCCTGCACCCCCATCCTGATCTTCGTATATGGTTGCTGATCTTTCAGAAGTCTGTTGTACTATTGTTCTTCTTAAAGCTAGCCGCATATACTGATCGAACAAAGGCTGATATTTTTGCAGGTTTTCGAAGTCGGCATTGTCTTCAAATATCTTTAGTGATGCTCCCATAGATAAAAGTTGCCACCATTCGAGTAGCTGTGGATTATCCGAAGCATTAATTAAGGCCGTAGGATACTTATACGCTTCGAATGAAATAGTATAAGCCTGGTCAGGTATAGGATAGACGTAAATCTGATCCTGGAAAAACATTACCGACTGCGGTCTACTAGCAACATAAGGAGAGTACTGGACGTTAATAGCATTACCGACAGGTATTGCGCCTGTGAATCCACGAGCATTTATTGCAATGGCTCCGGTTATATAATTTATAGAACCACGAGGGCCTAATGGAAATGGCACTGTCGGATCTGTTGAAGTATCAGCAGGATCCCAAAGATTCCCTTGACCATCGTCGATTAAACTAAAAGTGGGAGAAATCCCAGATGTAGCATTTGGGGCTCCTTCTGCGGATACTAGCACATTCCAATTTAAAAATTTTGCTGCAATATCTGTAGTAGCTGAACTGGAATACGCACCTGGTGGATTTGGTTTAAAACCCTGGATGATCGGAAGATTCGTTAAGACTTGCCCAGTATATGTAAGCCCAGAACCATTAGTACCATCCCCGGTATAAACCTGCTGCTGCACAAATTGAATTTCTGGATTATTCCTGAAAAAGCTTTGTCTGCTTTGAGTCATATACGTCTGATAGCCACCAATAAAGACAGGGGGCATAGCGGTGAGATAAGTGTCTGTAGGTAAATCATAAACCGGGACGTTTGCTTGAGCTGTAAACTGGTAGTTATATCGAAGGCTTTCCATTTTGATATGCTCGGACATATCCCAAATATAAAAAGTATTGATATACTGATCGATGTCAGCATCACTAATCTGCGTAGCAGAGGGCCGAGCTGTAATCTTTCTGATTTTGGCGCGGATTGTGGATAAATTGGTGTTAACTGACATTTTAAGACTCCGGGATTATATTTCGGTTGTTTACAACGGCCTCAGCAAGCGTATTCGCCACTTCGCCAACTGGTATGACCTCTGGCACCTGAACAGTGGATGTAATGGCAAATGTATCGAAATTCGTCGTGTCGGCATCAATTGCAAAAGTAGTCGGGCTCAAATTAGTGACTTGATAGACCTTTCCGTTAACCTGCATCATGCCAAAGTTGATTGGGAAGTAAAACCGAACGAAAAGTCCGGTATCATAGCCATGCGCTTGAGTGGTTGTCACAACGCCAGGGTTTGCCCGAGTAATGCTAGAAACCTGTTGTCGATTAGGAACAAACCAATTATTTATTGTCACTCTATGCTATACTCCAGGGACTCAAATCCATAGCGCCGTACCCGTTTGACAATATTATCGATAGGGGCAAGCATTACGCCATCGGGCCCTTGAACCTCGTGGCTGGCAGGGAGTTGTTCGCCTGCTGCTTTGAATCCGTGAATTGGATAAGAGCAGGTATTCACCTTACCGTTGATGTGGGTGGCTGTAGCGTCGATTCCGTTTAAATGGCGAGCTACGTATAGAGGAACATCATATGTGCCCTCATCAATCATAGTCTTGTCAAACATCTGAACGCCTTTATATTTTCGCACCTGAATGCGGACAGAAGACCCCGGATTGTCGAAGCAGCGGAACCTTCCCCTGACAACCTTAGTTTCTTCTTCAATAAACTTTTGAAGCTTTTCCGAATTGGAAGAGATTCGTGTATCCTTTGGAGCATCGGAAATATCGGTACTAATTTTACTAGGCTTATCGGTTGTAACTGATGCTGCTATATTTAAGTTCTTCATAATTCCCTTTGGTTTTAGTTAAAAAAGGGGGAGTTTCCTCCCCCAAACTACTACATAGAGGTTGCTTTGTAGGCAATCCACTGGTAAAGTTTTGCAGTCGTTTGAACGACAGTGCCTATGATAACCCCTCTGAAAGAGACGTTTCTTGTAGCATCGTCGAGCAAGTTGCCATAAGGCTGAGCAGTGCTGTTAACAGCAGCTTCGCCAACAGGCACAACTTGAGCAAAGTTCACTCCAAGGGCAGCAATTGCCGATGTTGGGAACACAAAAGCTGTAAAGTTTGTACTATCAATATCTACAGTAATCGAGTTAGTTGTAGTATTAATAGCAGTAATAGTTACTAGCTGGTTATTCATCTCAGGCATTCCATAAGCAGCAGGAACGATGATGCGAACCTTTTGACCCACAGTGAATCCATGAGTTACAGAAAGAACGATCACAGCGCTTGTTGCAAGACTGATAGATGTAATAAAGCGGTTAACTGGGTAGTATCTAGGATCGAAGGGAACGCGTCTAAGTGTTCCACCTGTACCAGCACCACCAGGAGCCACCATATAAGCCAGGTTAAGACTTGTGTTAGTGACAACAGTGTCAATAGTAAAGTCGTATCCTGAAATATTTAGCTGACCAGCTGAGTTGTAATAACGAACAACATCCCCGTTTGCAAGACCCGCAGTAGATGCGAGAGAGACAACAGGAGGAGTCGCGTTAGTAGTCGATGTGATGGCCAAAGCAGCCCCCAGCGACACAGATGCGCTATCGTCGACGAAAGTAAATCCGCCGCCATTAGCTGCAAGTGTTGTAGGAATTGCAATAGTTGCCGCACCGTTAGTTTTTAGTGCATAAACCCCAGAACCAGCGGGCATTGAGGAAGTTCCCCATGCTTGCATGACGGGAGTCGCAGCAGCAGCAGAACCCAAATCCGTGATGTTCCAGAGCTCGATCTTTGTATATCCAGAAGGAAGACTAAGATTACGAACCAAACCATCAGAGGTAAAAGTTCCTGTTAAAATTGCTTGAATAGGTGTACTCATGTTTTATCTCCTTATGCTAGCGTGCAACGCAGGTTAAATACCCATTGGTCATTCAGAATTCGTGGCACTTCCGCGAATTTATAACCAACTGACGCGTTCAGAGCTAAGGGCCCGTCATAAATAGGCGGACGATAGATAAACTGAGCGCTGTAACCATCTTGTTCGACGGCAGCGAAAGCTTCGCGTCCAGCAACAAAGATGTTGTAGACCGTAGCACCGAGCAAGGAAGCGTTGGCAGTTGTAGATCCAATGCTCGAGAGCAAGAATCTTACGTTAGCAACGGTTCCCCATTCTGGGTCAAGTGTAGACTGCTGATTTGGGTAGTTCCATTTTTGGATGAACCCGGCGACGTTGTCCAGTTGACCGATAAGGTCAGTATGGCCAAGGCCAAAGTAAGCATCACGTACTGGAGCAGTACCAAAACGGTTTTCCCCTTCGATACCAGTTAAGAAGCTGTAAGCATTATTACCACGGAGGGTTCTAACGACAGTGTCAACGTCTGAACGAGTGATCTCTGTTGGGTTATCCCCGTTAGTGCCGCCGACGCAGTTGATGAAGCTAGCTGTAGAGGCTAACATGTCTCTCATCAATTGGTCTTCGGTTTGTCTTAGAGAAACGCCCAAACGCTGAGCAGCTTCGTTAAGGACAGGGTCTTGGTTTTGAAGAGTTACTTGCTCATTAAGGAGCACATAAGTACCATAGAAATCCATTTTAGCGTCGATGTTGATCGCTGTTAGGTTTTGGGGTGGAGGTGTAACTCCGCTATTCCCAAGGGGTACTGGAGCAGTTGCCAATGGGTTGTAACGTCTCATGCGAAGAGTCGTACCACCATTTCTTGGCATTGCTTTAAGATCGGCTGGGATCTTATGAATCATGTGCGGGACCGGTACTGAGAGCAGCTTAAATGAAAACGACTGCTGGACAGGTGCCGGAAGCGTACTTGTCGTTGTAATTGACATAGCAATTTCCTATTGTTATGCCTTTAGGCGCCTTTCTTAATCTGTTGCATCTCTTTCCAGAGCTGAGCTTTTAATTCAGAAGTGAGACCATTTTCAAACTGATGGGCTTGGCCAATTGCGCTCTGTTTTCCAACAGCCTGTACTGATAGAGGCTTTTTGCTATTTACTTCGGCTTTTTTCTTGTCTTTATTCATAGCTTCGTCTCTTTGTGGTACAAACGCTTTTATATACTCATAGGCCAACTTAGCTTGACGATATGGATCATCTTTCAGCAAAGTTAAGGATTCAGCGACTTCGGGCTTTAGTTCGTTTAAAAGTTCTATATTTTCCCTAGTTACTGTGGAGCTATAGTCGGAGAACTTGGATTGCATCCTCTCATCAACAGTAGACGCATCTCTTTCTCGAAGAACCGTTTCGGCCGTTTGTCTAGCTAATTTTGTGGCAAGCTTCTTAGCTTGGGCCACCGTGAGGATGTCATCCTCTGCTAACTTGGCGAACTCGTCCTCTTCTTGAGGTGCTTGCTTCTTGTTGATGCTAGAAAACTGATCTCTAAGCTCAGCGATTTCTAAATCCTTTTGTCGCATCTGCTTACGCATTTCGGCCCAATTATATTCTGCGTCGTTTCGCGCTTGACGCTCTTGCTGGGTTTCCTGTGCTTGCACTTGCGAATCAGTAGATTCTTCTGGTTGAACGACTTCCTCGAGAACTTCCGTCTCTACGTTCGTGTTTTCCTCTTCTGACATATTTTCCTTGGGTGGGCGATACCCTTTACGCCTATAACTATAGTTGACGCGTTTACGACGCATACGAAGACAACTAAATAATTTACTTGATACCACGGACTAACAATACTGTCAAAAATTATTTTAGTGTGTGCAGAAATAGCAATGATGTGTTTAATATTTGATTGTCTTCACAAAGGAGAAAAAACATGAAGAAATTAATCTACACATTTTTGCTAGGTTCCGCAGCCACAGCATTTGCAACAGAGGCATCTGATTCAGTGAATCTGAAAGAGCCAAGGTTCATTTCAACGGGACATGAGCTGACCCCTAACTTTAGATGGCTAAAGCACAAAGAGCCTGGATACACCTACTCTAAATACATCGGCGGCTTTGAATACAACTACGTACGAAGTGAAGGAATGAACTTTAATTCATTTATCGGCTATTCGATTTACAAAGATAAGAGTTATTTCGTGGCAGATTGGGGGGTTAAGTACCTGATAATCATGGGAGAGAATTGCGAAAATACACTTCTTTATCCAACGGCAGGGATAACAAATACCTCCCATTTTTCAACCAATACAAATGATGAAACCTTCCAAATATACCGATCGGCCTTTAATGGGGGATTTGGTTTAACCTATAACGTGAAGGGCATCGTTAATGTTGACACAACAATTACTTATTTTAAAGACCTTGCAACCAGCTGTATCTTAAGAATGGGAGATGAATTTTGGGGGAAAAACTACTTCTCACCCTCAGGGCTGAAAGCCACTTTAAGCTTCCGCTTTCCTAATCTAATGAGCAAAGATCTGGAGTTTGGAGGATTTTATTCTAGAACTATTAAAAAATGCTATTCAGAATATGGGTTTAAAACAGCCGTTGCGTTTGCATTTTAAGGAGAAAAATGAAAAAGATATTAGCAATTCTAATGCTTTCTTCGGCCATCTTTGCCGAAAACTCTAGCGTGGAAAGACCAAATATGTACCCCGAAAAGGACACTCAAAACCATTTGCTAGAAACCATTGACTACAGACTCTCAAACATCCATAATGATCTAGCAATGATTAGGGGGCTGTACTTGGAATGTCAAAGAAGCAACGAGTTATTAAGTGCTTTGAACGACAATCTGATTTCCTTAATACAAGAACAACAAAACACAACAAAGTCAATTGATTATTTAAATTGGCAACAAGATCATAAATTAACAGAAACGAGGCCTCTTAAAAAAGGTCCTTAAGTAGAAGCCCGGGGCAAAGTGCTTCGGGCTATTTTAACTTGCCCATAAAACAATCATATATCCACTGACAGAGCTGAGGGTCGTAAAGCCCGGTATTCTTAAGCACGCTGATACAATCTTGTATTCCAGGGATAGTCCACTTAAGATTAACTTCATTTTTATGCGTATCAACTTCATATAGAATCTTCGCATGGTTCGGGTACTGGGCTACCATGTCCAAAGCGTCCGGAGCAGTCTCGCGAGCCACGAACCAATTGCGTACAACGTTAGTTGCCCACATTTCTTTATTAGAAAGCACAAAGATATGAAAATGCCCTTTATAGCGAGCCTCATTGGCATTGATGGTATCTTCGAGTTCCTTAACGAATTTATGTGAGTATCCATCTAATATTTCCTCAACCGTGGTATTTTCGTCTTTAGATGATAGAATATCATGAACCGCTTGTCCAACACGAGCGCCCTTCATCCCGAAACGATCGTAGGAATATTTCTTATCTTTTGGGTCCACGGTGTTTCTCTATTTTCTTTTGCATTTCAGGCTTGTTTTCAGGCTTTTTTCCGGCGTTAATAGCCTCTTCAGGCCTATGCATATAGTGATATGCCCCGCAGCCAAAAAAAATTAATGGGATAACGATGAAACAAACAGTTCTTTTTTTCATTTTTTCTTCCCTTTTTTCATACCCATATCACACGCCTTATCCCGCTTTACGTCCTCTTTAACGAGTTTATCCATGGATTTATCCATCTTTTTCTTAGCAGCTTTAATCTTCTTGTCCATTAACGCTTATCCCCGGCCTTAAGACCTTTTCTTCGAGCTTCAGAAATTCCAATTGCGACAGCTTGCTTTGGACTTGAAACAACGGGCCCTCTCTTGGAACCGCTATGTAACTTTCCTTCGCCAAACTCCTTCATCACCTTATGAATTTTCATTTCAGCTTTCTTTGAATATTTCTTTTCTTTCATAACTTCCTTAAAATGTTACTTTTGCATGAGGCCACGAAAATGGTCTAATGATATAAATAAGGCCCGGTATTGGGCTTTTCAGGCGCTTTAACTTTAGGTTTCGCAACCTTAACGCCCTTATTTTTCAGAACATCCTTAGCAATCTTATATGCCTTACCGCTTGGCCGTAGCATTACCATCCGTATACCTCGCAGTAGCTTCATTTTCGTGAATGTCAGATACTTCTGTAATACCGAAAGTAAAACTATTGATAATCCCATCTCTATAAGAACTTCGATTATCAAATCTTAAATACTTAGGATTTTCAGGCATATTTGCAAAATCCTTGTCACCCATACGAGTGATCGGCTCTTGCTGAACAGAAAAATTATAATTAGCATTCGGGCCTTTCTTTCGGAGAGTCTCCCCTCTTAATTGGAGTTGGTCCGGCGCCCTATCACCATTTTTCTTACTTAGCATATCGCCAAGAGATCTAGTGGTTTTTTTAGCCATGGAGGCTCCTATTTCTGGTTAGATAGATATTTGCTTCTTTTGCCCTGAGCGCGTCCATCTACATTATCAATATCCGACATAGAATCATCGATTCTCTCATCAGTTGTAAGTCTTGTAGACTGTGGATATTTTTCCATGTAAACATCTTTTGGCATCCCGGCGAAATCATTTCTACCGATACTTGGCTCATGCCCTTCAATTCTTGCCTTTGACATATTGTCTCCTTATTTAGGCTTTTTTCTTACAATACACGAAACGTGAAATTGTTAAAATTTATTTTAAACTTCCGCCTTCTTAGCGGTCTTCTCTTCTTCTTTCTCGTCTTCTCCAACGAGCATCTTCAATATATTTAATGCGCGCTCCAGATGGTCCAGATCGATCGTACTAAGTTCTTTGGCAGCCTTAGCACGGTCAAGATCACCACTCGCGCGGTCGTGCTGAGCTTGCGCCATACGCTCCACGGCAAGAGCACGGTTTTCTTGGACTCTACTGGCTCTTTCGACGCCGAGACCTTCGTTGGCCATTGCTTTTGCTTTGAGGTCCTCAATTTGTGCTTGGAGAACCTGGATTTGGACTTGTTGTTGCTGCTCTGCTGCTTTGGCTTGGCTAGCTTCTTGCTGACCGATTGCATCGATAAGTTCCTTTTTGTTTTGTAAGGTTGAATTCTCAATGAGCAAGTTAGTCGGTACTGGGACTCCCAGCTCACGCATTTGAAGAAGCTGTTGCATCTGCATTTGCTTCTGAGTAGAAGTATTCAGACCGTCTTCAACGACCGCGTCATATTTCCCGAAGGCCCGATTGTAAAACTCCTGAGTTGGCTCTTGCTGAATGATCCTTTGAATCTTGCCCGGCGTCCAGTTCTGTTGCATTAAACGAATCTGAAGATTGCCGAGAAGTTTTTGAGATCTATCTAAATTGTCAAATAAACCTCGAAGGGTCGTAAGCCCCGCCCCCTGGCGAAGCATAGAGAGAATACCAGCTTTCTCGTCGACAGCTGAGCCTAGTAGTTCCTCGTTGACCCCCGAAATTTCTTGTATCTCTCTTCCCAAAAGCTCGGATAGCTGCATCATCGAAGGAGGAATTTGAGGGGCTGGGATTTGTTGAACATCAGTGATTTGAGCATCGGCCTTTAATGCCAAACTTCTGCCTTGCCCTTGGAGGAAAGCGTCCTTAGGATTAACTAAAGCATTCTCTTTGAAGATAATACCGGAATTAACTTGAGACTCGAGAATGTCTAACTCGATAACCTTTCGACGATTATATAGATACTGAGCATCACGGAGACCACGGACCACCCCCTGGACACGCCAAGGGAAGGCGGGGATTTGCGGCTCATAATAGCCCCACACAGGTACAAAAGGATATTCATCGATGCCAAGAGGGTTTGGGCCATGATACATCACCTTCCCTTGAACAGTGATCGCAAGCTTAACTGATGGGATTTCGTTATCGACGACAGTAATTTGGGGGTAAAAGCGGAGAAACTCCGCGAGGTCCTCGTCGTTTCCCTTCCATTCGATTGATTCGCCCGTTTGAGTGTCCACAAGCATTTTCTGGCGTCTTGAATCCATGTACCAGAACTCATCGTAGATAAGCAAATCCTGCATAGCATAGCTGAAGCTCTCTGGCATAAATTGAAACTTACCGTCACGATTTCCCCATCCCTTGAAGTTCTTGATCTCGTCTTCCCTGCCAGGAAGAAGGCTTAGAACCTGCTGCCTAGAAAGATATTTCCTCGTCCAGATGTCATTGCAGTCGGACAAATCCATTTTCTTGAAGTACGGATCAATCAGATAACCGTTGTAGGCAACATTGTCAACCTTAATATCGCCATTGACTGGATCATTTCGATAATCCACCCACAGACTCATGAGGTTCATCCCCCCAATGAGCGCGCCCTTAAAAGCATCTGAGATCGTATGTAAAATATCGCCGGTCTGGTTGCTGTGAAAAAGAAGCTTAGTGAATTGGTCGGCCGTTTGGTCGCTGCTTGACTCGACGGGAACACAGATCGTAGACTTTCGATGGTCCCTTTGATAGCCATCGATCATATTTACAACGCGACGGATACGGTTAAAGTTGAACTGGCGACGCCTAAAGGCTGGAACGTTTCCGTAAATATCGTTCCAAAGAGTTTGATCTCCAGCATGGAAACGATGGTCGATGTCCGCCTCGGACCAAAAATTTTGATTAATTGTTACGTTTTTAGTATAAGCATAGTCCATTCGTTTTAAAATGGAATTATCTTGGTCTACATAGTAACTATCTGTTAATTGTGGGAATAAGGTCAATTGGCACTCCTCTTTTGGTGGCCGAGATCAAGACACCCTTGCATTTCTGAGAGCAAGTTTTTCCTAAATTTCTTGAATCGGCAGGGGTGAATGTATTCCCGCAAACAGAACAGTTTTTGGGCGAAACCTTCTTTAACATTTGAGAACGCGAACGACAGGATTGAGAACAATATTTGGTCCCATTTAAATTCTTTGTGTGAAACTTTGTTGAGCATATTACGCAAATCCTCTCAACAGGCTCTCTTTCAACCCACCCCTTTTTAGAGGCGCCAGAAAGAAACTTTCCCCCTTCTTCAGACCTATACCATTCATTTGCTTTATCTCGAGATTCTTTTCTTTGCATGGCTTCAACTTGCCTAATTGCAGAGAAGTGCATTGAGTGGTGCTCTTTCTTATGTATACACTCAAGATTTTCAATCTTGTTATCAGTACTATCCCCATTTTTATGATGAATGTGGTGATCAAGAGGGATCTCTCCAAAATGATCTTCCCAAATTCGACGATGCAACCCATATGTTGTCTTATAATATCCTCGATTAAGAGTGTATTTCGTTCCTTTGTAAATAATAGTTTTGTGCTTTTCTTCCACAAACGGCCTTTTGGTTGTTTTTTGGAATATAATAACACATTATCCATTGGAATACAATCAGTTAATTGCGGAAATAATGTCACGGGTTTCCTGGCTTTATAAAATATTTTCTTTACATTAACCGTTTCGCTATTTCTTTTCAAAAAATAAGTCTTTGTGGCAAAGTTATTCGCAAACGGAGGATAAAAATAATGATTCAACTAGATATTTTTGAAAAAAATGACTTAATATTAGTATTAAACGAGCTGAAAAGAGTGCGCGAGTCGTCTGAAGCCGTTAGACGAGGAGTGTTTAGAAGGGTGGCAGAGTTGGAACAGAAGCTTAAAGAGCTTCAGGAAGTAAGGTTGCAGGCGAACTGATGAGATTAAAAATAATCGGATCTAAGGAAGTTATTCTTTTTGACCCAGGGGGCAATATTGAAGAACCCGCAACTTTTACTAAACAGACATTTATTATTGAAACTGACGATATAAGTTTTGGTATCTTTCGAACTGATCGGTCTGTATCGATCTTGCTTAAAAATGGGTATTTAGTGGTCGTTGAATTCGAGAGCGAAGAAGAAATGGACTACGTTTACGACCAACTTTTTCCTGAATATGAGCCTTGTTTTTGTGAGGATAACAAATGAGTTTTGACACCGGCTCTCTTGGATTAAGAACTTGGAATTCGTTTTCTTCCACAGACCTCACGAGGCTCCGTCCGTTTTCTGAAAAGAGATGGCTCGGTAGATCTGTATCGTGCCCTGCGCTCATCCCGTGCCACAAGGCAGAAAGAGCGTGGGGATCTCCTTTTTTTCAGTCGACTTCAAGCGACGGGAGTGAGAGTGAAGCTAAGAAGCATAGAACGAGCCTAGAAGATGAATGAGAAAAATACCGAATATCTGTTAACCACCTATCCCAATCTCTACGAAGACGTCCACAACTTTGCTTGTGGAGATGGATGGTTTAAGATAATTGAGGAGCTTTCGGCTGAGATCTACAACGAGGTTCAGAGGGCCGAATGCTCGTGCCTTGTGACAGACGTAAAGGAAAAATACGGCACGCTTCGATATTATGCTGATACGCCATCGGCCAAAATCGAGAAGTTAATCGACAAGGCCGAATCAGAGAGTGCTAAAATATGCGAGCTCTGTGGGGCCCCGGGGGTAATTCGAGGAAGCGTCTGGTTTTCAACCTATTGCGATGATTGCGCGGAGAAATAAATGTCTGGCGATTGCGAAGAATGCGGCGAACATTGCCTGGAATGTACTTGTAAACAAACGCGCCCCCCCTTAGTCACCACTAACTGGACCAAATGTGAAGACTCTCTTCCCCCATCCGGCAAACGAGTTCTAGCTACCGATGGCCTATGGGTAGAAGTAATGTGGTACAAAGGACAGGGAAATTGGGGGTCTTTATCTCTGATGGCTTTAGATATTACTCATTGGATGGACATTCCAGAACCCCCTGGGCGGCAGTAAAATGAAACTAAAAATCGTTTGGTGTAACGGCGACGTCGAAACTATAGACGTCCCTGAGCCCGTAGTTCGCAATATCCAAAGCGGAAAGTCCATTACAGAGTGGGACGACTGGAGGTTTGTCTCTAAGGGTCAGCTCATAGGGATCAACATGAAGTACGCTCGCAAGTTTTACTTGGAGGAGGATTAAATGAGAAAGATATGCGAAAGATGCCAAACTCCGTGCGATCTTTGTACAGCAAATGATCTATGGAATATAGAGTATTGGATATGCCCCAAATGCGACTCAACTTACGTTTTAGAAGAACACCGCGCGCCTAAATCAGTGGATTGTAAGACGGGCCATACTCCCGAGGATCTCTAAACACTTCAGGCATATCGGATTGATAGCCCATCGCCTCTGAGCGCATGCGGTCATACTCCTGCGGACTCATCCCCTTGCTGTCCTTAGCAAACATATGAGTAAAAATAGCGTAACGCAAAGAATCAAGTGCATGGTCATTGATTTTAAGGGGTTTATCGATTCCTGTCAATAAACTTTTTGAATCCCAAACATAAGACTGAAACTCTTTAATTAAGTTCTCACATCTGCCACAGATCTTTAGAGTCCCATTGTTCAGCAAGTCCCCTACCTTTCTAATGCCATCGATCACCTCGTTTTCCGCCTCATAGAGATTGGAGATCCCTTGGCGTTGGCACTCCACCTTAAAAGACGCAGCACTCGGGTCTATATAGATGGCCTTAACAGGCTTATCCTTAATGAAACGGATCAAGTCGGCGGCGTATTCGCTGTCGGTCTTTTGCCTTTGGCGCACCTTCGAGTCGAAGTAATACTCATCTTCAACCCATATATTAGGATGCTTATCGCGATTGTAACCAAGCAAAGTAAAAGCACAAGGATTAGTGGTACCGTAGTCAACGCCAACCACATAGTATTTTGCCAAATTTGGCGCATAGTCAATGACGTGGAGGTTTGGGTCGAAAAAATCATAGATGGCCCCCTCGGCTTGCACCCATTTTCCTTCAATAAAACGCTGAAACCAAAGGCCTCTATATTGTCTACAAAGGTAGGATTTCTCTTCATCGGTAAGCTCAGGGTTGTCATCTAACCTAAAGGCCCAGGATTTTACATCAGGATTGTTTTCTAAGTAATCTTTTTTTAGCCAGTGGTACGGCGAATCCGGATTCGTAGTGGCAAATATTTTAGCACCTCCCATAGCGCAACGACTAATAAGCATCTTAAAAACAGACTCTGGAATAATGGTAGCTTCATCAACATATGCGCCAGCAAAAGTAGGGCCCCGAATTTTAGACTCAGCACGCTCATCATCAGCACCAATAATGTGAACTGTTTTGCCATAGATATGCATCTCCCTTTTGCCTGAATAGTGTCTCGCGTCGAGACCTACCATTGCCTCGAGCTGAGGAAACGTATTACGCTTGAATGCGTCGTATGTTTTACAGATCAGGGCGTATTCACCCTCTGGCCCATGCATAAGCTCTTTAATGAACCGCCAAAGCGAAACAAAGGTCTTTCCGGAACGAACCGCGCCTTCCCAGATGTTGATCCGGGCGTCAGACTCTTGATAGGATTTGATTTGCTTGGGGCTAAATAGTTTCAGCTGGGATCTCCGGCACCGGCATCCAGTGGGTTGCTGGAAAGGTAATGAAGGTATTCGCAATGACGAAATATGAGAACCTGTCTCTCTCGATCAAATAGGCCATATGAATAGGAAAGTTTTTTCTGTAAATAAGGACCTGCTCGCCCAATGGAGGCTGCTCAGTATCTAGATCTATCCATTCATTCTTCATAAGCCTCTTCTATCTGTTGCATGAGCCCAGCGTAAAGTTCTACCGCAAGTTGTGTTACGATTTCCCTGGGTGCAGATATGCAGCAAAGACGGAATTTGCCAGCCGCTAGGTTGTAACACACCGTTATGGTCTCTAAAGTAGACAGTCCGACCATCGCTCTTCTGCATTCCTGAATACAAGCGCCTAATTGACCGTCATTAATATTTACTTCGTCCATCTCTTCTCCTTAAAACTAAGCGCCCGAGTTAGCATAATCCCAATTTGTTAATTTAAATTGCTCAGGCGCCTATAATTATTGATGAAACTTCTTGAAATTCAGAGCTATCGCTTTCCAGTGGCAGACTTCTTTGTGTAGGGAGTCAATCTCTTTTAGAAGTTCTGCCTTTTCCCTCTTGAGTAAATCGGAGCTCTTCCAATCCTCTGGCTCCGAAGGGAATCTAAATAACCACGACCAGAAATTCATTATTTCCCGTCCAGTTTAAAAGGGTTAAGGTAAAGCCCAGGGCATTCTTCGTCCCATTCGAAACGTGCTCGCCAAGCAATTGAACCTGTCATTTCCTTACCGGTTACAGGACATAAGTGGTCCTTTCTCACGTGAAGATCTTCAGCTATTATCCGGGAGGGCTTAACCGCAAATGACGAAAGCACCTTTTCCTTGAGAGCCTGACCAATATCTTCAACGGCCCGATCGGACGGAGAAAGTTCGCCGCCGGCTAAATCGCCAAGAAACGCAAAGGATTCAACGCATCCAGACAGGAAGGTCGGAAGAGGAATATAATCTCCGTACCAAACTATGTTTTCCATCTTTGCCACCACTTCTTTTTAGGGCGCCTAACCTCATCGAGGTCAAGATCAATTTCTCTAAGCCACTCTCTAAGATCTTTATCATTTTCTTCTAAGCGCGCTAGCTTGCGATATATGTCACTGCGCTGTTCCAAACTCAAATGCCCGCTAGTGTCTATAAAAATCGGCATTCCGTCTTCTGTAGTCTCCTCAGTCATAGTCGAGCCCTATCTCCTTTCCTAAATCATGGATGGCGCAGTTAAAGTGCCTTTCGAGCTCGTGTATTATTCCGCGCACTCCGCGAATCTGGGCCCTGAGCTCTATATTCTGCTCCCTTAAAACGTTGACCTCATTCTCAAGGTTTGCAATGCGTTCGAGGGCGTTAGATAAGACTTTAGATGTGCAGGTCACAATCTGGTCCATTAGGCCTCTATTGTGGCTCCGGCAGCCGGCTCTTCGGTTCTTTCGATGAGTTCTTCCACGACTACGAATGTGATCTTATCCACGCAGATTAGAACATCGCCCAGCTCAAGGAATTTGGCTGCGTTCTTGATGTCCGCCTCGATTTTATCGAAAGCCTCGCGCTTGCTCTCGTGCTCGTTGACTGCAAATGTGCTTACTTGTCCACAGTGGATTGTTGTCTTGAACTTTGTCATTGATACCTCTTAAGTTAATGGTTTGTTATACCATACGTACTTAAATGGTCTAATCTTTTTTGTCATCCATTTTGTCCATTATCCCTAGGAATTTCTCGACAAGCGTTTCGTTAGAGTTCTTCTTGGTCATGTCTTCCTTGTCCCATCCAAATTTGTTTCGCATGAACATCTGAAATATAGCTGGTTGACATTTTTCAATTTGACCAAGCATCATGGTTAATCCACGCTCTTCCCATACCGCTAAGCTCTTAGCCTGAGCCTGTTCCTTCTGTGAAGGGGGAAAGTCCTCCGGAAATTCTTTAATATATTTTTCAAGTGTTTTATAGGTAATGGACATGACATTGCTTTCGTAGCAAAAAGACTCAATTGATTTGCCGCTTCCAATCCATTCCATGTATTTGTTAAAGGCTTTTTGGCATTCTTCGGGGTGCTTGTAGAGTTTGTTATTAAAGGTGTTCCCTAGGCAGGCTTTCTTCTGCGCTTCGCAATTAACATTGCCTATCTGGAATTGTCCGATCTTATTACGTTTCTCAGTCATAGTGATAAATAGTTTAGTCCTTTAATCGAATGGATACCAGTAAAATAATTTTTATGTCTAGTGTTTAATTTCTTGAGTGCTACAATGTCCTTTACAATTGAAGGGGTGAAAATAGTGCGCGAAGATTTCATGGAAGATTTGGAGGCTTTGGCTGAAAAAAGAGGTCAGACAGTAAAGGAGATGGGAGAGGAATCTGCTAAAGAAATAATTGGGTTTCTCTCGGAGGCTTTTTCCAAATACGGAAGTGATGCTTACGTTATAGATCAGTTTTTGGCCTGGATTTGTTTATATATTGCCGATTATGTAGATGAGGATAATTGGGACGAGCAATTAAGAAGAAGGGTTGAGGGTGCTATCAAATATATTTCAAAGGGGAAAAGATGAGCTGGCTAAAAGCTAAAGACTGTTACCCGGAAGAAGAGGGTTGGTGTTGGATATTCATTCCCCCTAAATATGTTGAGCGGGCGTGGTTTGATCCAGACAAACTGACTTGGGCGGTAGGAGAGGGAGCATATTTCCATGATCATCACGAGATAACGCATTGGCAGCCCTATTTTACGCCGGCTGTTCCAGATGCAATTTCTATGTTTCTCTATGGGGATTCAGAATGACGTTTAGGTTTCTTTGCAAGAAGGTGTATGGTCGCACACTTTTTTATCCCATGGATGATAAAGGCAAGAGCCTATTGAAGATTTTCCGAAGAACCTGTATTGATGGGATGAGTTCTATGGGGTTGCTGAAATCTATTATCCCCATAGAGATTGAGTATGAAAAGGTAATTTGGGGTGCGGATGAGCGAGCTTGATAAGGATGTTGTCCTTGAATGCTATGATAAATTGCATCGGGCTTTAGGCGGTTACATGAGCGATGAGTGGATCGAAGAGGGTGTTGAAGCCGCCATTCTTTTGGCTAGTACGGCGATTCAAACCAAATGCGTTTATTTTAATACTAACGTTGAGCATACGCTAGAGGATGCGTTTGATTCTTTAGCCGATTACACATATGGGATGATGGAAGATGAGCTGGAAAAAGATTAGAGTTGAGAGCGCGCAGAGGTATTCGTTTCTGATGAAGGTCCTTCAGCTGACTGTCGTCGTAATAGTTTTAGGGCTTCTGCTTTTTAAGACATGCTTTTGTCATGCTCATGTGGATCTGCATTTCCATTCGATTGAGTGGGAGGCAGAGCAACATATGAGAGAAGATCGTGAAGTTCTTGTTGAAGAATGGCATCTACAAAATCCGGATGCATCTGAAGAAGGAGACGAAAGGATTCGTCAGGGTAAAGAGTTTCCTCTCTAAAAAGTTGGGCGGTCGAAATCATTTTCTTGTGGTTTGACGATGCCCAGTTTCTGCTTGATCTCTTCAAGGGCTTTGATGATATCCTTGTTCTGAAAGAAGATCGACTTTACGTTATCGTCGATCGTGTAGACTTTTTTAGGTTGTTCGTTCATTTTTTCTCTCTCGTTAGTCCTTCTAGGGCATAGACCCTGTCTGCTATGCAGTTAAATGTTTCATCCAACTCTGTTTCAATTGGCTGATCGTGAGTTTTGGCGTTAATAGATATTGTATCGGCTAAAAGCCAAAGCGTCGCCAAGAAAACCTCGTTATAACTCGTATCCGAAACGGATTCGAATAGGTCTTTTAAGGATGCATACATATTTTTGGTGATCTCTAGGTCTGCTAATATTTCTGGTCTGTTAATTTTTTCCATTCTTTCCTTTTGGGGTTTGTTTTCCCTAGTACGTCTGATAAGCGCTCTTATGTTGTGTCGATCGACGTCTTTTCGTTATACTTAAATCTTTAATACAATTTGTTAAGAAAATTCGTCAAGAATTTCCTTGGTTTGTCAAGATTCATAATAATCATTTCTTTAAATTCATTCATCGTCAAAATATTGGTCTTCGCCATAAAGTTCCCGCGCTGTCGCTGTCCGTACCCACAGGTTTAAGATTGCGCCGTTCACGATAATGCGTACAGGTTCCATCGAGCGGTCGTGGATAGCTTGAACTTCTTCCGGTTCGATTATAAGGTCGATGTAGGTCTCGTCATCTATGGTTTCGCTTATTGTCCGCATGGTCTACTCCCAATCCTTAATCACAATACTTATATTTTTAGAGCATTCTTTAAACCATTTTCCATCTATAATCTTCAACTGTTCCTCGGGATAATATTTCTTAAATCTTTTAATCTTAGTTTTACTCCGTGGACACATCCATCCTTTAACTTCTATCCATAAATGAGTTCCATCTAAATTTTCAACCCTAAAATCTGGAAGATAAGTTAAACATCCTCTTTTAATTTCACTAAACCAAAAGGTTTGAGGCTCATGTTCCCAGGCTTTTATCATTCTTTGTTCTAGATGCCATTGTAAATA